AGCCCGTTCCTCGGCCGCGGCGCCGACTGCACCACCGGGAACGTCTGCGGCATCCCGGTCATGGGGTCGACCATGCCCGTCGGGATGTCCGTGATCTGCGGGCCGCGCTCGATCCAGTCGTCCCAATAAATCTTCAAGCACCCGGACCCGAGCAGCAGACCCTCCTCGAGGGCCTTCATGTACTCGTCAACGAACTGCCCGCGCTCGAGCTCGTAGCGGAGCACCTTCTCGATGAACCTGACTTGCGCGCTCACATACTCGTAGGTCGGGTACTCCTCGAGCATGAACCACGACCCGGGGGCATCCAGCAGGGCGCCCTTCACCAGAGACTTCGCCAGCTCGATCTTGTTGAAGATGACCGGGACGAAGATGTCGGCCTGCCAGTCGGCCTTGCTACCCGCGTCGAGCGGCCGGCGGTTCAAGTACAGGTCGGTGTAGTTCCGCCACTCTTCCTCGAGGCCGCGGCGGGCGTCCTTGCAGGTGGAAACGCACTGCTGAACCCAGTCGACGATGCCCTTGTCGGTAAGCTTGGTGACCGCTTCGGGGTCCACCAGTCCGGGCAGGTCGCCCGGGCGGCCCATCGAGAGCCAGTTGGGAACGGGAAAAGGCGACGTCGGGGACGCCTGCAGCGCCTGAGTGGGGTCCGACTGTCCTTGCGGGGCAGAGCCCGGCGGAAATTCCAACTATCTCCCGTTCGGCAGCATCGCGTTCACCAACGCCCGCTGCAGAGGCGTCAGCCTGTTCAAGTCCAATGTCGCGGCCGGGGCCACCGGTGCAGGCGTCGAAAACGTCGGCGTCGGGGGCATCGGCATCGTCAAAGCGGGCGGACCATAGGTCCCCTGCAATTTCACCGCAACACGCTCTGCCAGCATGTCCACGAGCTCGGGCGTGACCAGCACTTCCGGCGGCGGAAGTGATGTCACAGGTGTCACGTCACTTGCCTGCACCGCAGACAGCAACCAGGACACGAACTCCTCCTGGTCGGGCACCTCAAGGTACCCGCGCATGGCCGCCAGCACGCCAGGTGCCGACACGACTCGCTGGATGCGCTGGCGCTCGTCGTCGTAGGCTTCCTGCGCGTCAGCGTAGCCGCGGGAGTAGGCGTCGTTGCCGATGTCGATCCAAAGCCGCCCAAGCCAGACCCGCAGCTCCTGCTGGTCGACTACAACAAGCCCGAGCCGTTGCGCCTCCTGTTCCAGGCTGAACGGTACCCCATGGGCGCCCCGTTGCGCGTCAGACCTCGAGGTACCGCGCGGGCGTCCCCGGCGAGCTTTGGCCGGCGGTAGCTGTCCGCCAGGCTGTTCCCCCGGTACACTGCCGGGTCCGTCTGGTTCTGGAACCGCCGATAGGACAGGCCCGGGTAGATCGCCAGGTAGCGCAGGCAATCCACGAAGTCCTTGCTCTTTTGCTTGTAGTGCCAAGTCCGTGTTTGCTTGTGCGGGTCCCACACGAATGTCTGCAGCGCCCATAGTGGCCCCTCTTTCATCTGTGCGACGCTACGAGTGAAACGCAGCTTCGGGATCGACCGGTCAGCGACCGGGTTGTAGCGAGGCATCAGCCAGTCCCGCAGGACGGCAATGTCGGCATCCATGGTTTCGGACTGCTGAATGCTTGGCGTGTAAAGCAGGCCAAACTGACGGAACCGATCGAAAAACGTCTCCCGGGTCTCCATGTCGACCTGGTACGCCCCACCTCGAGCGTCCATGATGGCCAGGTCGGGCTCGTGCGGGAGCATCTTGCGCTCGCTCTTCACGCCCTTGGCCATCTCGCTGAACGCACCCGGCGGGACCTTGGCAGCCCAGACGATGTACCAGTAGTCCTCGGGGTCGACGGCGGCCCAGATGATGTGCAGGCCGCGGCGACCGCTCGGGTCGCAAACCTCGACGATGGGCCAGCTTTGGGGGTTCGACAGGCGCTCGCTCATCGTTTGATCCGTGCCTTGTCAAGCTCAGGACGGTACTGCGGGTTCGACCGGCCCGCGCACGTCGAGCAATAGAGCAACGCCCAGCGGATGACCCGCTTGCACCTCGGGCACTCGTGTTTCACCGGCGGCGCCGGACGCAGGGACACGATCTTCACCAGAGGTCCCCGATGACATGCAGCTGCTCGGATACGGTCCCAAAGGCCAAATCCGACACGTTGAAAAACTCGCCTCGCTCGCGAACGGCCCGCTCCTCGGGGGGAAGCGATGCCAAGTAGCCAACGATGTACGCATGCGGCAGGTACCCGCCGAAGCAGTCCTGGCAATTGTCGTGCATTTTGCCGCCGAACACGTCGGCGAACTCGTGCATCTGGTCTTCCTCGTCCTCGGCCGGCTTCACGATGACGTCGCGCATCCACGCCTCGCGCAGCGGAGTCGCGGTGATCCAGATCCAGCCCTTTTTGGCGATCGTCCCGCGGCGAACGGCATTGAACACGGCCTGCGGCGGGGGCTCGTCGAACCACACGCCGTCCCACGTCGGACCCTCGAAACTGGCCGGGTCCTGCTCGTAGGACTGCACGTGGATCTCGGCGCCCGAGCGCAAGTAGAACAACTCGGCCAGTTTGGTCCCCGGGTTCTTCTTCGGTGACTTCGACTGCATTTCGTTGGTCATGTACTCCTGCAGCTTCGGCAGGATCGTCTTCGCGATGACCGTCTGGAACGACTCGGCGACGATCAGGTACCGCTGCCCGCGGCAGTCGAGCCGGTCCCACGACGCCGGGATGACGCCCCCCAGGGCCGGCGGGCAGGTCCCCAACGCGCTGCTCAGAAGCTTGATGGACCCGCAAGTCGTCTTGCCCATCTGATTCCCGCCGACGATGCAGACGATCTGCTTGGTCGACCGAAACCAGGCGCGCTGATGCTCGAGCGGCTTGAAGAGCGCAAACCGGCCCCGCCGGTGCGTCTCGGCCAGCTGGTGACTGGCCTTTGCCTTCAGCGAAGCAAGCTGCTCGGCCGTCAGCTTCGCAAGGTCAGTCTCTCCGCTCACTGCCGAAGCAGCCTCGGCGTCGGCTGCACGATGGGCGACTTCTCCACCATCGTGATCCCCAGAACACGCCGCATGAAATCCGGGTTCGCGGTCATCCGCAGCTGCGGGTGTACCGACTGCAGGATTGCCAGCAGGATCCCAACCGCCTCGCCCAGGGCATGCACCTGCTGCCCGATCGGCAGCCCGTTGGGCACCTCAAGCAACCCCTTCAGCCCCACCACTTCCCGCTCGAGCAGCTCGAGCTTGTCCTTCAGCGCAATCCCGTCATCCGGCATGACGGGCGGCAAGATCACGCTAGGCTAGATCACCGCAAGGCGTTTTTTCGCTGCCCTCGGCACATAAGGCCGGCGCCCAGGCTTCACCCGCTGCCGATTGTGCGACCGCCGGTAAGGCGACAGCCGGCCCATGTCGAGCACCTGCTTCTTGGCCCTAAGCCGGTCGACGAAGTCCCAGACCACCTCGGGCTGGATGTCCAACTCTTCGCAGACATCCAGAAAGCACATCGCATCCTCGTCCTTCGGCACCTTCCCCCGAAACCAGTCCAACGCGCCCTTGTAGATGCCCCAGGTCACCGCACTCGACTGGTACGCCGGGTCCCCATGCATCGACGGCGTCCGCCGGCCCGCATGCCACAACGCAACGTCGTTGATCGCCCGAACCAACACCGCCACCCACAACATCCGCTCCGGCGACCCCATCTCGTCCAGCAACGACAGCCAGTGCAGGTGCGCATCCCCCACCCCGTCCACAGCCTGCCACCAGGGCGCCTCCCGCTTCGGCATCACCACCCCACAAAAGCCCCGCCCACTACCCGACCACTCGGTCGGACGCAAAAGATTATGTCAAATCGAAACGACTATTTTCGCCCGCCATTGCTCACTTTTCCAAAAAACGCCTTGCAGTGATTTGCACACATCCCCCTCATACTCCCCCTCGGCGCCCCAGTGCTGCTGCCAAGGCAGCCAAGAACCCCCCCTAGAGCCGGCTCGCCTTCGGATTCTGTTGTAGTCCGCCAGCTGGGGTGGGGTGGGAATGGGTGGCACCGGGTGAAGGGGCACGGCCTGTGCCAACGGGCGGCTCCAAGGCGGCTCCTGCCTGGACGTCGCCATCGGCTCTACGTTGGTTATGGCGGGCCCAATAGGGGCCGTAGGGTCCCAGACCGCGGTCGCAATGGCTGCCCATACTCACTCGGTGGTGCTTTCTTCTCTTGGGGGTGATTGCACCTCCACTTCTACAACTGCTGTTCTTCTTTCCATTTCCTTGTCGATGCGAAGGATTTCACGGGCCAGAGCTTCTGCTTTCTCTGGGCTTAAGTCTTGAGGTGCTTGAGCTCCGTAAGCCTGTTCGGCCCACCGTTGTGATTTGTCTGCCATGATGGAAGCCAGGTATCCGGCGTCCTTGGCGCTGATTGGCATTCTGATTGGGTCGCCTTTTGGACTGAGTCTCCAGTCTCCGTTGACGAAGGCGTCTGCGACATGGTCGATTGCGAGTTTCCACACGGCGGCGGCATCGATTGCGGCTGCTCTTGCGTGGATCCTGCGGGCTTCGTCGAGGATCTGCTCATTGGCGGGATCTCTGAGCCATTCGTGGATCGTGCTCTTGGGGATTTTAGTGAGCTCGGCGGCCTTGAACACTGAGCCGGTTGCCAAGTAGGCATTGAGCCCGGCGGTCCTTGCGTCCACCGACCAGGGCTTCCTCGCCGACACCTCGCGGGATGAATTATCCGACGCATCCGACGCTGGCGCTTCGGCTTGCTTGATCTTTTTTGGCATCTCGCCACCTCGATTTTCTAAAAAAACCATTGGCGTTATTACGTTTTTTGGCGCAGTCACCGCTTGATTTTGCCTTGCGCATCGTGCCTCAATGGGGTTCGAAAAGGAGGACACTATGCGCACCCTGATTCTTGCGACACTTTTGCTGGCCGGTCCGTCTGTTGCCCTGGCAAACGACTGGAACGACTTCGGGGCCGGTTTGGCCGACAGTCTGAGCAACGGCGACTACAGCCGACAGGAAATGCAGCGTCGCCAGCGGGACCTCGAGTACCAGCAGCAACAGCAGCAGATGATGCTCGACCGGCTTGAGACTCAACGGAAGCAAGCGCAATGGCGCCGGTTCGAGGCCGACATGAACCGCAACCTGTACCCGCCGACACGCCGCTAACCTTTCGGCTCCGGCTCTATCGACCGCCACGCCAACCGTTCGGCCTGCGCTGCTGGCATCGTCTTGGCCAGCTCGTAGGCCATGAACGCCCACTGCATGCGGTCCTCGAGCGGCATCCGGGCGAGCCGCCTGCGCCAGTGCTCTTGGCTCACTTTCCGCCGGTGCAACTGGCAACGCTCAAAATGGCTCTCAGGGACGTCGTACCCTGCGATGGCTACCACCCTAGCCACCCACCCCTGCGATGCGCTCCTAGGTATTTTTCCGATTTTTTTAAAGGGGTGTTCACGGGCGGTCGCTGCCCCGCTGCCGCTGCTTGCGCTCTGACCACCGCCGATTGGCTTCCATGGCCACCTGCCGACGCTGCTCCGGCGTCGTCGTCGCCAGGTACTCGGCAAACGCCTGCTTGCCCGTGCGGTAGATCGCCTCGTACCGCCGGCGCTCCTCGCTGGACGTGCGCACCACGTGCGTCGGCGTCTCGCCTTGCCCCGGGTGCATCCGCTTCGACAGGCCCGCGCTCGAGGACGGCAGCCAGTCGTCCGCCGCCGGCCCCTCGAGCGCCGGGCGCTCCGGCGTGCGCTTGGCCACCTCCTGGCGCATGACCGCCACCGACGGCCGGGCGATGTGCGTCCGGGCGATCTGCGAAATGGCAGTGTCCGCCACCTCGAAGTCGTACGGCTCGAGCTCCGCCGCGTAGAACTCGACGGTGTCATCACCCCACCGCGGCGAGGGGAACGCAGCCACCAGCCGCTGCACCAGCACCATGGCCAAATCCGGGCTCACGCTGCACCCCCGGCCGCTGCCTGGCGTGCCGCGATCTTGAGCTTCACCCGCTCGACGGCCGCCCGGTTGGCGTCGTGACCTCGAGCGACCGCCTCGGGCACCGTGCCCGCCCAGTGGCCGTAGGTGCCCGCAAACCGCTCGACCGAGAGGTACGTGGTCTCGGTCTCGCGCAGGTACGCGCACCAGGCGCCGAACACCGCCTCGGCCCCGTGTCGCTCGACGAGGCGCTTGAGCGGCTTCGCCGAGCGCGAGTACGCGAACTGCCCGTCCGTCGCCCGCTCCCATGCCTCGCCGAACGGGGTCAGCCAGGTCGATTCTCGCTCGCGACGCGAATGCGGCGCGGAAGACGTTCGCTGGTGCTCTACCGCAACCGGGACTACGGACGTCTCTCTGGTGGTACCACGTCTGCTTCCGGTGTTGTTGGTTGTTGATTGTTGATTATTGGCATCCGGTTTGCATCCGGTTTGCATCGCGTTTGCATCCGTTTTGCTATGCACTTGCAATGCACTTGCATGCCATCGGCTTTGAGCAGCCTTCTGGCGCCGCTTGGCCAACTCGGCGCCCTTCTGCAGGTCGGCGGCGTACTCGGGCCACAAACGCAGGACGACGTCCCACACGGCGTCGCTGACGTTCTCGGGCCGGACCTCCACGCTGCCGAGGAACCAAGCGTCCGACAGCGCCTCGACGACCTTCCAGCGGCCGCCGTCGTCTAGCCGCCTAAACCCCGGGTCCGCGTGCAGCTGCACGAACCGCAGCGGGATCCACCACCTCGACTTGCTCCCCATCGATCCCCCATCCCCGCGCTAAAACCCGCGGATCTGCTGGGGATTCCACCCGGCGCTCTAGTGCATCCAGACCGGATGGAATCCTGCTAGCCCCTATGCCGAATGCTTCCTCTTCGCAGCCTCCCGGGGGTCGCTGAGGGCCCCCAAGTAGCGGTAGTAGTGCCGCTCGATCCTCGTGATCGAGGTGCCGCAGTAGGCCGCGACGTGCCCGATCTCGGCGCCGTCGGAGATCGCAGCCGAAATGGCGTGCCGGCGGCCCGCGTAGAGCCCCCGGTGCCGCACGCCGACGTCCTGGCAGGCTCGGCGCATCCAGTAGCAGCCGAGCGCCTGCGTCCTGACCAGCCGGCCACGGTGCAGGCAGACCCACTCGTCTGCCTGCCCACGCCGGCGGCGCAGGATGGCGCCAAGGCGCTTGCTGACGCTGATCTTGCGCACGCTGCGCTTGGTCTTCGTGGTGGTCACCTGCCCGTCCACGACTGCCCGCTCGATCAGGACGCTGTTCTTGTCGATGTCGCCCCACTTGAGCCCGCAAGCCTCGCTTGGGCGCAAGCCGGCCAGCATGACCAAGGCCACGGCCACCTCGAACTGCGGCGCGTGCCGCCGGAACCATTCGAGCAGCAGGTCCACCTCGGCGTCGGTGTACGGGTCAGGCTTGGGCGGATCGACCCGCGGCCAGCGCAGCGCCCGCATGGGGTGCGCCGGGATGAGCCCGTCCACGACGGCCTGCTTCAGCACGGGCCCGATGGCCGAGCGGAAGGTGTGGCTGACAGACGCAGGCTTCATGCGCTGCATCATGTCGCGCTGGACGCGCTCGAGCTCGGCGACGGTCACGTCCTCGATCCGCAGGTGCCCGAGCGCCGGCAGCACCTGCGCGCGCAGCACGCCCAGGCGCACCTTCGACGTGTAGGCCGTCACCCAAGGCGGCGAGCAATACCTCGAGTGCCACGCGAGCGCGTAGGCGCCGAAGGTCGCAGGGCGCGCCTCCTCGAACAGGGTCATCTGCTGCATGCGGTCGGGGGTGAAACGTGGCCGGTCAAGTACCGACTCTTCCCTGCCCGACGCAACGCGGCGAGTGCCCATGCACACGCTCTAGCCGCAAGTCATTGACGCTGTCAAGAGAAACGGGTATCAGCGGAGGGCCATGAACATGCCAAGACCCAAAGCCAACCTGGGCCAGCCCATCTACGTGCGCTTGCCTCCCGAGGCCGACGCCAAAGTACGCGAAATGGCCGAGCGCGAAGACCGCGAGATCTCCGAGGTCGTTCGCCTAGCCGTCAAGTTCTTCCTGGCGTCCAAACTGCCGGCGCCCAAGAGCAAGCGCGCAGCCGCGGCTTGACCTGACAGCCGCTGTCCTTTTCGACGCCCTCGGGTTCCCGGGGGCGTTTTTTTATGCCCGTTTCCCTTGACACCGTTTAGCCTTACGTCGTAAAGGGATTCCCGCCGACCCTATAGCGGGCGGCAGGGAGGCAAGAGGATGAACGAGGCAACGAAGCGGATCGTGCGGTGGGCCTTGGCGCTGACGGACATGACGGCGCGCCTGGGCGAGCGGAAGTACATCTCGACCGATGCCAAGAAGCTGCTGACCACGACCGACCAGATGCTGGCCGAGATGCTGGGCACGCTCGGCATGGACGACCTGCCCTCCGGCATCGTCGACGAGGAGCAGGAGAGCTTCGACGAGTACTCCGAGCGGGTGGCGTCGTGACGCTGCGTCGGCCCCGCCGGCAGTCGGTGGTGCAGTTCATTCAGGTCGACGGCTGGTGGGTGCCTGTGCACCGGCCTGCCCCGACCCCGAAGTACGACGTGTTCGACGTAATGGGCGCAGCGTTTGCCGGGTTCTCGCTCGCGCTCTTGGTGCTGACCGCACTTCTCAAGTGACCCGCGACAGAAAGCACGAGGAATTGATGGCTATCATGGTGGCAGACAACAGCAAGACGTTCGTGCCGGCGCCCGAGGGGTTGCACCAGGCGGTGTGCTGCGACGCGATCGACTTGGGCGTGGTGGAAACGAAGTTCGGAGCCAAGCCGCGCGTGGAACTGCGCTGGCTCATCAACGAGCTGAACGAGGACGGGCGCCTGTTCATGGTCAGCAAGAAGTACACGGCCAGCCTGAACGAGAAGGCCAGTTTGCGCCAAGACCTCGAGGCGTGGCGCGGCAAGAAATTCACCAAGCCGGAACTGAAGGGCTTCGACATTGAGCAACTGGTGGGCGTCAACTGCCAAGTGCAGATCGTGCATGCCGTGCTGGACGACGGCCGCACCTTCGCCAACGTGAAGGCCGTCGTGCCGCTGGCGAAGGGCATGCAGAAGATGACCGTGCCCGACGACTTCGTGCGCAAGGTCGACCGCGTCATCGACGACGTCAGTTTGTCGCCTGTCCCGCAGGCCGAAGACCGCGTCCCCTTCTGAACTACGAACTCCAGCGGCGCCCGCCAATCCGCCGCTGGATGAGGGACGCCGGCCCCGACACCTCCTCCGTTGGGCCGGCGTCCCCTCCCTCGAGGAGAACCAATGCTGGTTGACGCAATCATGGACGCGCTCGACAAGGCTGCGGCCGAGCGCGAGCAGTCGAACAGGATCGGCGCGCACAACGTCGGCACGTGCGTTCGCAAGTTGTGGTACACGGTCCACGGCTACAAGGGCGAGCCCCTGCAAGGCCGGGCGTTGGCGGTGTTCGACCTGGGCAACCGGGTCGAGGACGCGATCATGGCGTTCCTTGAGCAGGCCAAGGTCGCGCACATTCGCGCCGCTCGCCAGCAGGACGCCGTCTACGTCGAGGAGCTGGGCGGTCGCGTCGTGCCGGACTTTCTGTTCGACGTCGATGGCGAGACTATTGTGGGCGAGATCAAGTCCATGTCGGACTTCGCGTTCGCGCGAGCCGAGCGCGGTGACATCGACGACCAGTACCTTTGCCAGGTCGAGGTCTACATGCGCGCGTTCAACACGCAGCGCGGGTTGCTGGTGGCGTACCGCAAGGAGACCAGCCATCTGGCCGAGGTGCTGGTCGAGCGCGACGACGCCCGGTGGGAACGCATCAAAGCGAACGTCGCCCAGGCGTGCGCCGACACGCCGCCGGAGCGGCCCTACAAGCTCGCGATCGACTGCGAGGACTGCGGCGGCAGCGGGAAGACACCGGCCAAGGGTCTTGCGCACAAGGCGTGCAACGGCACCGGGCGCATCCCGTATGGCCCGATCATCCCGCGGTTCCCGTGCGGCTACTGCCAGTACCGCGAGGAGTGCTGGGGCTCGCTCGAGATGGTGATGGACCCCAAGGGCCGGCCCGTGTGGCGGCTCACCGGCGAGGGGGCTGCGGCATGAGGGCTTACCACGGCAAGCGGATCCGCAACCGGATCTACCAGATCCTGCTCGAGCTTGGGATCAGCGAGTGCGAGTTTGCGCGGCGACACGGATTTCAACAGGGGCACCTCAATCGCGTCAAGAACCGCGAGATCGAGCCGACCGGCTGGGTCATGCTGCGCATCGCCAAGGCGCTCGGGCGTCCGGTGGACGAGGTGTTTCAGTTGGAGGATGCGTGACGCTGACCAAGATGCGCATCGGCGACAGGACGTCGGTCATTCGTGACATCACGGGGCAGCGGTTTGGCACTTTGACGGCTAGAGCCCCCATGCGGAGCGCCAATAGAAAAATCATTTGGAGTTGCGACTGTGATTGCGGCAAGACCCGCACGGTGCGCAGCCTTGAGTTGCTTCGCGGCAAGGTCCGCTACTGCCATGCCTGCCGCCCGCGGTCGCCATTAAAGGCGATGAGGGACGAGCGCGAGGCATGCGCCCTGCTGGCCGAGCAGGCTGCGACCGGGGCGGAAGCGGCGGCGCTGATCCGAGCGCGGTGTGCGCCATGAAGGCCGCCGGCCGCAGGCAGAAGGGCAGTCGCGTCGAGCGCGAGCTCGTGGCCAAGCACCTCGAGGTGGGCATTCCTGCCAAGCGGGTGCCGCTGTCGGGCGCCCAGGCGGGCTGGAAGGGCGACATCCGCGTCGGTGAGTACCTAGTCGCCGAGGTAAAGGCCCGCGCCAACGGCGAGGGTTTTGCCACGCTGGAGAAATGGCTTGGCGACAACGCCCTGTTGTTCCTCAAGCGGGACAGGCGCGAGCCGATGGTTGTCGTGGAGTGGCAGACCTACTTGCGCCTGGTGAAGGCGTGGTTGGTCGAGAGGGGGGAACTGTGCTTGCCCGAGTCTGCATCGGAATCCTGACTGCGATGACCATCTGGGCGTGCCTCGAGTGGGTGGCGCACGCCGCGCCAACCGAGCGCCGTTGCCTGCCGCTGGTCATCTCCGGCACCCGCTGCGGCAAGATGTGCAGGACGCCGGGCGGGGCGTTTGTCATCCGTGGCTGCAAGCCGCTCAACAAGATCGTGAGGACATAGACATGTCGATCATTGAAGACGCCAGCAAGGATGTCCTAACAGGTAAGTATTTCCATAGTTACAAAGTAAACGCGAACGGCTTTATTGCCGTGGATTGGCAAGGACGCATTTTGGCTCAAGTTCAACGTGGTCTCTACATTTACTTAGTGGAAACATACGATTGGATGGTCGGTGATGTGCACTCCACATTCTTGGTGCCCGTTGTCGATATGGCTGCGGCGCACCCAAAACCTTGGACGTTTTACGAAAGCGCCGAAGAAATGCGCGAAGCATATAAGCACGGGCCAGCGTCTGCGTACTCATTTAACAGTCACCGAAAGTGCACTACCGCGAACCAAGCCTTGATGACTGGTGGACCGGAAAAGGTGCGGCGCATGCTCAACAAAGCGAAACCGGTGGTGGTGCCACCAGCCGACCCAAGCGACACATGAAATGGGCATTACTCGCAGCCGTCCTGCTGGCAGGCTGCGACCAGGAGCGACTGCTGCGGGTCGTGTTCAGCGACTGGAGCCCCGGGTTGCAGTCGGTGGACTTGTGGCTCGACGGCCAGAAGGTCGCCCGGCTGAACAAGGCGACACTGTGCGCGACGCGCGTGGGCGCGTGGTGCGCCGACGGAGTCAAGGTGCAGCTCGCGTCTGGCCGGTCCTACCAGTTCCAGGTCGTCGGCACCGACCGCTACGGGCGGCGGCTCGCAAGCAACCAGATCACCTACACGCAGCCATAGGAGGCGCCCATGTGGCCTGAGTTCAACGGGAAAGACAAACCCTACTACCCCAAGCGCACCAGCACCGCCGAGCGCATCACGACCAAGTGCAACCAGATCCGCGACATGCTGGTCGAGAAGAACCGGCAGTACGGTGACAGCGCCACCAACCCGCTGCGGGTGTTCAGCAAGGCCAGCCGTATCGAGGCGATCAAGGTTAGGATCGACGATAAACTGAGCCGCTTGCAGCGGGGCAAGGACGACCAGGAAGACACGGTCCTCGACCTGGTCGGCTACCTCGTCCTGCTGCTGGTGGCGAGGGAGATGGAATGAGTAAAATTACTCACCCAGAGGACATCCTCCAACTAGCCACAATTAATTGGTGGTTGGCTTTTGATGATTCCAATGGGGCCGAAACGCCGGATCTGAAAATTGCCAGCGTCGATCTGGAACAAGCCTTTGATTTATATTGGGCTTACCGCAGAAATGCTACCGACGCACACGAGGCTAAATGAACCTTGCTGTTGCTTCGCGAGAGATCAGGGATGCTTGGTACAACAACGTCATTCCTGCGATCATCGTTCCGCCTCGCGGCGATCTGTGGGTCAGGTTGCCCTACAATCAGGGCAACAAAGATTGGCTTCGACTGTCTAACCACCGACCAAATTGGAACCAGGACCAACGGCGATGGGAAACGCCACGGGCTTGGTTGACACGACTGACGCGAAAAGCCGTGTCTACCCACGGCCAGTGTTACGTCATCCAGTCCTACCGTGAAGCCGAGAAGTGCGCCCCGGCATGCCAAGAAGCGACTGGCGTCGATTGCGGGTGTTCTTGCCTTGGCGAGCATCACGGTCAGGGCGGTAATGATTCATGGTTCTCGGTTAACGAGACGTTTGCTTGTCGGTGGAGCGGCCTAGACTACGCAATTAGACTACTGGGGAAGCGCGCGCGCCGCCCTAGCGATGCCGACATGCAGGCCGCATCCGGCCCCAAGGTGCAGACGTACTTCGTCCGGGCCGGCGACAAAGTCAAGATCGGTCGATCCACCGACGTGGAAAGCCGAATGCGCTCACTTCAAACTGCCAACCCACATCGGCTGGAATTGCTGTGCGTCATCGACGGAGACGAAGAAGCCGAGTGGCACCGCTACTTCGCAGACCGCCATGTCGGCGGTGAATGGTTCGAGATATCCAACGACGATTTATTCATGGAGGACTAAACAATGGGAAGCAACGTATTCCTGCTATTGGCAGACCTGACGCCGTTCGTCAGTCGTTTCGTGAAGGTCATGGACACGGCCGTCGCCAGCAACGAGCAGAAGCGGCAGGCGGTGATCGACCTAGTGGGCACCGTCTACGAGGGCGCCCGCAGGACCGGCGCGCTGGATGGCGTCAAGGAAGTCCGCGACGTGCCGTGGGCCAGCCTTGCCCCGCTGGTGGGCCTGCTGGTGGACAGCATCTGCAGCGTGTTCGGGCGCATCGGGCTCCGCACGCAGCCGCCGGTGGCCGGAGCTCGGCCGTAGCCCATGCCCTTCCTCGTCGCCGACACGCCCTACACCTACTGCCTCGTCCGCAAGGAGTTCTTGCGCGACCTGAAGGACGGGCACGGCGACTACGTCGAGGCTTGCGTGTTTGGCGTGACGGCGCTGGAAGGGCGCCTGCCTGCCTTCCAGGTCATGCTGAAGGACGGCGCGCAGTTCGCCCGCCTGCCGTTGGTGGCCCTGTGCAAAGAGCCGTGCGACTACCTTGAGCCGCCGGTGGTCTGCTTGTGGGACAGCCTGTCCTACACCGTGGCCGTCCACCAGTACTCCTACCTGCAGTCGCTGGTGGCAGATGTCTTTTGCGGAGACGGCGTCGAGCGCAGGGGTGAATACCTGTTCACGCTGGACTGGTGCCAGTCGGACTATTCCGAAATGCCAGACCAGCATAAGTGCCACCACCTGTTCTGGCTGGCCGACGGGCAGATGGCAGCCATGCCGAACAACCGGCTGCGCTGGCACGAACCGTCGTGGGTGAAGCCGTTCGCCGAGCGGCCGGACTATTTGGTGCAGACCAGGACATGGACCACCGAGCGCGACCGGGCGGTCACCGACGGCAGCAAGATGTTCTACGTGAAGGACGGGGAGGCGTGATCCACGAGTTTCGCAGCCCGGTCCCGGTGGACACGCCGCTCGGCTCCGGCTTCGCCGTTTACGTGCGCGACGGCGGCACTTTCGAGAACGACATCTGGTGCGTCGTGCTCGAGCTAGACCGGCGCATCCTGCACTTCCGGTCGGACCAGTTGCGCATGGCACCCAACCTCACGTTCGACCTCGGTAGCCTAACCGCCAGGCCGCCCGTGCAAGGGTCCTAGCCAGCACCCGAACGCGCCGCTCTGTCATGTGCATGTCGTAGGCGTGCAGCAGTTCGTGCAGCAGGATCTCCAGCCGGTGTGCCCGCTCGAGGCCGTCCTCGAGCAGGATCAGCCGCTCCCGGTGCAGGCAGATGCCGTCGAGCTCGTCCTTGGGCATGTCGTACCCATGCCGCCGGGTCTCCTCGCGGACGTCTTCCACCGTCTCTACCGTCCACCCCTTCCCTCGGACGACGACGGTGGCCACCGGGTCAGTCCCCCTCGGACTCCCACTTGTCGTTGGCCAGCAGGATAGCCTGCCGCAGGACGGCCGACCGCGAGATGTTGAAGGCGGCCGACCAGCGGTCGATCATCTGGTCGATCTCGAAAGTGGCCGAGAACGACATGGTGCCCGTGACCCCCGGATTAGGCCGGGAATTCACCCGCCTGCGACGGCCGGTCTTCAGGATCGCAGCCTGCGACGGCTGGTGCTTGCGAGCGGCAACCATGTCCTGCCGCAAGAAACTGCGCCGGTTCAAAGCCATGCCAGCGTCCTCACGTCCACTGTCATGTGGTGCGCCTTGGGGTCGAACTGGAACACCGGCGAGCCTACCGCCCCGGGCGCCAGGGCGGCCTCCCGGGCGTAGTCGGCGTAGCCCAGGTACGTCCCGGTCCTGACCTGCCACCGCCGCTTCACCTGCTCCTCGCCGTCGGGCCCGGTGGACAGGTGGAACACCTCCCTGGCAGCCAGTGCATGGTTGTGCCCGGAGGCGACGAAGTCGGACTCGGGATAGATCCGCAGCAGCTTGTCGAGCTCGAGCCAGATGTTCTGCGCGCCCGACTTCCCGTGTTGGATCCCGCCCGTGTACACCTGCGCGCCGTGCTTCAGCCGCACGTAGCCGCCGATCCGCAAGTAGGGCACCTGCAGGTGCAGGGCAATCAGCTCGCACAGGTCCAGCATGGCCTCCCGGCGGGAACGGGACTCGTGGTTCCCGCGGGTGACGCCGACGATCCGGCCCCGCTTGGCCAGCGGTTTCAGCTTGGAGCAGAACTCCCGCACCTGCTCGGTCGGCGTCAACGTCTGCTCGAGGATCATCTCGCCGGGGGCCTTGCCCGAGACGATCGCGTTCTCGATCAGGTCGCCGTTCAAGAACACGGCGGCGTCGGCCTCCTTGCAGAAGGCCAGCGCCTCGTCGAACCGGCGCTCGTCGTGGTGCTCCGCGCCGACGTGCACGTCGGAGAAGATCACCAGCGTGCCGGACTTCGGCAGCTGGTACACGACGGCTTACTTGATGAGTGTGCGGCCGGCCGTCACGCCGGCACCGAAGGCGCCGCCGATCAGCCCGATTCCAAGCTCGCGCAGCTCACTGCCGCCAACAAAGACGATGGCAAGGCCGGCACCAAGCTGCGCCACGAACAGCAGCAGCCACTTGTAGTCGATGTCGTTGACGTTCACTTGCTCGCCCCCCCAAACACTCGGTCCATGCGGTCCCGCAGGGACATATAATCGGTCCTGTGCCGGTCGTGCCGGTCGTCACAATGCTGCTCGTGGTCTTCCAGCCGCTGCTCGGTACGCCCGAGCCGGCCGTTCATCACCCGCATCTGCTCGGCAATCTTCTCCGTCTCGCCCTGCACCGTCTTCAGCGTGCGCACGGCAACGCCGACGCCGCACCCGATGATGGCCTGAGCGGCCAAGAAAGCCGCCTGCCACAGGTAGTCCTCGGTCACTTCGGCATTTCTCCTGCCGCGAGCTGCTTGCGCGTGAGCCCGCCGGTGTACTGGAAGTGCGGGTACTCCTTGAAGGTCTTCCAGTCCCCGGCCCACTCGAGCCCGAACTGCTTGCCCAGCGCACCCACGCGCTTCCACAGGGCTGTGTTGTTCCAAATCGCCTTGCCGCCTTCGATGGGCACGACATCGAACGCCACGCGGTACTGGTGCCACGACTGCCCGCACTTGGCGTTAGTGACCACCTTGCCCGGCTTGGTGCGCCCGATGGCATACAGCGCGTTCTGGCTCGCGCAGTCGCGGTAGGTGCTGGTCACCAGCAGGTCGATGTCCTCGGCCCGGGCGGCAGCGATCATCCGCTCGGCCTTGCGCTGCACCACCGGCAGCAGGTCGTCCAGGCGGCGGCTGTTGATCATCTTCCAGCCGATACGGCCGAGCCGATAACTCTGGACACGAACGGCATGAACGGTGCCGTGCTTGGCGCAAGGTAGGGAACGACCTTAGAACTGAAGTTGTCTTTCTTGTCGTCGCCGAACAGGGCTTGGCCAGACATCAGGCGCTCGCCGCCCCTGACTGCCTTCTTCCATGCATCCTGCACTCCAAGGCGGAGGGCGCGCTCACGCCCCAGTTGCCGCAGGGAAGCGTCGTCGGAAGCCAAGAGCTCCCAGATATGCTTGCGGGCCATGTCGGCCTGCTGGAACTTCGACAGCAGCGCAGCCCCGCCTTTGTTTACGACCGGCAGCGGCAGGCTCGGCACCGGGCCGGCCCCTTGGATCAGCCCGGGCATGGACCCGCGCGACGCCACGCCTTGGGTGATCTGCGCGAAGTTCGTTGCCCCGCGCACGAGCTGGTCGGTGGTGAACGACCCGCGAGCCGATGCCAGTTCCTCGGGCGTGAAACCGATCTCGTTCGCCTCAAACACGTCCCGCGCCGTCAGGGGCTCGCCGGCCTCAAGCTTACCGGCAATCCGCTGGCTCAGGTCACGCATGTGCGGGATGACACCCGCCGAGTACTTGCTGGCGTTGGTCGACTCCACCGCTTGGGTCATCTGCATCGACAGGTTGCCCGGGTCGACGCCGGCGCGCTCAAGCTCGCCCGAGAGGCCAGGCGTCGTCGAGCCCTGCGCGAAGATCTCCTGTGCCCGGGGGTCCTTCATCATGGCCAACCCCTCGCGGGTTTTGGCCCCACCGAGCAGGACATAGCCGTTGGTCCGTCCCTCGAGCTGGCGCATGCCCTGCATGCCCATGTTGGCCTCGGTGGACCGCTGCTTGGCCATCCGCAATGCACCGCGCAGGCCGGAATCGGTCGTGCCCTGCGGGGTCGGAGCATAGTGGTCCACGAGGACCTGCTTAAATACTTCTCGGGTGTCGTCGTCTGGCAGCTGGTCGATCAGTTCGGCAGCTCGCTTGCCGACGAACACTTCTTGGTCGCCGATCGTCATGGGCACGCGCTCGCCGCCCCAAGCCTCTGCGTTGGCAATGTCCTGGGCGATCTTGCGGTTGTGCAGGCGGCCATACTGGATCACGTCCTCGATCCGCTGCACGCCGCGGCCGGCTGGCGGCCGCCCGGTAGTGGACTCGACCGAGACGATATCCTGAGCACCCTGCAGTGGATTGCGCCCGGTCGTCACGTAATCGGGGAAAGCATGCAGCGCCGGGTCGGGCTTCGTGAATGTCGGCCGAGTCACCCAGTTGCCACCGGCCTCGGCAATTTCCGACCCGTTGCGGACATGCACCCCGGCCTTCTGCTGCAACTGCAAGGACGGCTGCAGGTATTCCTCGTTGTACTTGAGCGCCGCGAGTCGCTCAGACGGAGACATCCGGGCATAGATCGCGTCGGCGTCTGGACTTCCGTCGCGGATCGCACGCAGGAGGGCGTAGACGTTCCGCTGCTGTGGTTCGGCCAGCCCGGACGTCACGGACCCGAGCATGTTGTCCGTGGCGGCCAAGGCCATGTCGTGCCCGGTGGCCCGTGTGCGCGCGGCTTCGACGGCAGCGCGGCCGGCCTCGCCTCCCCGGTCGAGCAGGATATCGTGCGGGCTACGCACGGCAGTCGACACGCCAGGGGCGAGGTCGCCTCCGAACAGCCTGCCAATCGTCTGGTCCCGCAGGCTGCCGACGGCGTTGCTGATCTTTGCAAAGGCATTCGTGCCCGGAGGCGCGACGGCCACTTTCTGCGGGCCGACGATCACCTGGTCGTAGGACAGGGCCGTGTCGCCCTTCATCGGCAGCTCGCCCCAGCCTGTCGACACCGGCTCGCTGGGCACCGGCCCCGAGCTCGCTCGAGGTGCCGGCCCGCTGCTTGGGGCCTCGCTGCGCACGTAACCCTCAATGCCGCCCTGCAGCCCGCCAAACCCGGCACCGATGGTTAAGTCGGTGCCAATGCCCGACAGGGGTTCCTGCCCGTGCGCGTACCTTCTGACGGCACCGATGCCGCCACTCAGTCCGGCGCCAGTCGCCGCGCCGACGAGCGCAGGCTTGACGATGCCCTTGCCGATCAGGTTGGCCACGCCGCTCGAGACGCCCATCGGGATCAAGCCCGTGGCAGCATCGAAGGCCATGTCAGCCGGGTCGAAAAGCCCCTCGGTGAAAGGTTTGTCGTTGTACCAGTTGCGGGCAGCCTTGCCGGCCATGCCGGCCAGCGCCCCGGTTGCTGCCATGCCGCCCACCGTCGTGCCGACAACCGGCGCTGCCGCCAGGGCAGCCACCGTGCCGGCAGCCAGCGGGGCGACGTCCTTCATGGACCAGGACGACGAACCAGTAGGCTCTGGTGCCGGCGCTGGTTCATCCGGCTGCGACAGGATCGAATTCCAATCAACGGACCTCGGGTGATCCCCGTTCGTGTCCGTGTCTTCCAAAGACAGAATCGAGTCCCAGTCCAGATTACCGGGCACCGTTCCTCCGGTTCAGTTCAAACTGGATGCCCTCTTCAAGTTCCATTTGAGTTGGTGGCCTGCCCATCGCGCGCTTGAACTTGGCCCTCACTTGCGCGGCCACTTCTCCACGAATTCCGTCAATCGTCTGGGCAGGCGGACTACTGGGCCCGGTTCCCATCATCCCAGCGGCAGCACTCATTGGCGGGCCGGACGTACCAGTCGCGCGGCTCGACGTGACCGGCTGGTCGGTGATGACGTAGTTTGGCTGGTAGAAAGCGTTGCCGGTTCCAACCGGAGTGCCGAGAATTGCGCCAAGCGGGCTGGTGATGTCCTCCCAGACGTTCTCGACCGCCTGCGCGCCGTAATTCATGGGGAAGTTGTAGTCTTCGGGCTTGAGCAGGCGCCCCTCGTCGCTGATGCTCAGGTTTGTGCCGTGGCGCTGATTGAAGATGTCGAGGATCGCCTTGGCCCTTGCCTTGGCCAAGTTCTTGTCAGTGCCCGACGACAAGGCTTCCATGGCCTTGAGCTTGACCGCTTCGATTGCGTCTAGGCGGTCTTTCTCGGCCTTGATAATAGCTGCCTGCTCGTCGCGCTTGGCCTTGGCCTCCGCTTGTGCCGCGGAGTTTGCCCGATTCTTCTCGGCAGCGTTTTCAATCGCTCTGCGCCGCGCCGCATCTCGATCAAGCGTGAACTGCTGCTGATTCAATGCGTTCTCACGGCTTGCCCTAAGCTGGCGCTGCCAATCGCTTTCCTTGTCTGACCGTTCGCGTAGGTATCCTGCGCCGCCAGGCAGCATGGCCTCGGCATTGGCCAACTGGCGCGCTCGAAGTTGGGCCTCCCAAGGACGAAGCCGGATTCCCTGCTCCTTCTCTTGGATGCTAAGTTCGCCCAGCCGTGGGGCGTTCTGGGCGTTGATCCCGGCGATGACGGAATCCGCGCGGGCCTTCTCGACTTCGTAAGGCGCCTTGCGAATCGCCTCGTCGCGCTCGGCCCGGCCCTTGAACGCCTTGTCGAGCTCCATCTGCGCGCTGATGCCGGCCGACATCCCCCTGCTAGTGTTGATCGCCCGGCGCTCGCCCTCAAAGGGGTCCGTCGTGAAGATGTGGACCAGCTTCTGCGTTGGCGTCAGGATCTGCCCGCGCAGGCCCTTGGCCGTCGTCAGTTCCTGCTGCCTGGCATCCCGCGCCGTCGCCGCTGGGTCCCGCGAGATCACGTCGCCCGCGTTCACGTAGGCAAGCGCCTGCTCCGCTGCGTCCGTCAGCGTAGGCGACCCGGCCGCCTGGCGCAGCGTGTAGTCCACCATCTTCAACGCACGCATCGGCAGCTGCAGCAGGTTTACCGGGTTCAGCAGTTTCTGCGCCGTCTGCCAGGTCGGGATCATCTCGGCAGCCAAGGACCCGGTGCTGTTCTCCATCCGGTCCTGCGGGCTGGTCAGCGAGCCGGTCACCTGCCCGTTGATGAGCTTGTCGGCTACGCCCATGGTCGAGCGGATGACGTTCTGGTCCACCGCCGACCGGCTCACCTGCGGCAGCATGGCCATCGCGTCTGCCGTCGGGTCGCCCAGCGGCGTGTCGGATCCGTACATGCCCATGCCTGCCTCCGGTGCCATGCCGACGTTGCTCATCCGGCGGCGGAACTTGTCCACGTAGTCTCGCGTCTCGCGGTAAGGCGGCACGCCGCCGTACTTTCGCACCGCGCCGGGCCCGGCATTGTACGCCGCTGCCGCCAGCACCGGGTCGCCGAACTCGTCGAGCTGGTCGCGGAAGTATCGCGCGCCGGCCATGACGTTCTGCTCGGGGTCGAACGGGTCCGTGACGCCCAAGTCGCGCGCCGTGCCGGGCATCAACTGCATCATGCCCATCGCCCCCGCCCGTGAGACCGCGTTTGGGTTGCCATTGGACTCGATGCCGATCAGCGCGCGGACCTGTGCCGGGTCTAGCCCGTTCTCGTCCGCCGCCCGCTGGATCAGTTCCTCGATGTCCATCACCGGGCCCAGTACGGCGTCTGCTGCGAGTAGGGGTTCATCGGCTCCGGCGGTCTCGGCGCCATGGCCTGCTGCATGCCGCCGCCCGCGCCCATGCTCGCCGCCCGCGCCGAGATCGGCCCGATCGCGCCGACGGCCTGGTTGGCCAGCCGCTGTCCAAAGGTCAGATCTGGCGGCAACGGACCCGGTGGGAGCACCGATTGTCCATTGATACCCGTCATTCCAGCCGCGACCGATTCCGTGTATGGCTGGGGGATCTGGCCGGCCAGTCCCCCCGCCACCCCACCTGCCCCACCCGTCGCCGCACCGTAGAGCGCAGCCGTGCCCGGATTCCGGCCCGATGCCGCTGCGTCCAACGTGCTGCTGACGGCACCACCGAGCGCACCTCGGATGGCTTGCCCCGCCGCCTGCCGCATGGCACCGCCGAATGCACTTCCCGTTGCTTGCCCGGCGGCTTGCCCAACGCCCCCAGAAGCCCCGCCAGCGGCACCGCCCGTGCCGCCAAGGGCCCCGGCCACACCGCCCGTCAGGGCGCCTCCGGCGGCTCCCAGGCCGATGTTCTTGCCGATGCCGGCAAGGGCCTTACCCGGGTGCTCCCACGGGTTCTCGCCCTCGGCAAAAGCCTTGATGTGCTGCGCCACGCTGGACGTCGCCCCGCCGAGTACGCCCAGCCCGACGCCGGTGCCGATGCCGCTTGCAATCGCGCCACCGCCGAGCCCGGCGGCGATCGGCGCGCCGATGGCAGCGCCAGCCGTGCCAATGCCAGCCGCAGCCGTGCCGAGCACGCCGCCAATTGCGGCCAGCGCCGAGAAGATGTGACAGCCGCGCTCGGGCTCGCCGAGCTCGCGGTCGCAGCCAGAGCGAGAGTCAGACGGGTACATGGGTCAGCAGCTCTTCTGGCCCATCGCCTTGCCGCTGCCCGACTTGCTCCCGCTCGATGCCTTCTTGCCGCCCTTCAT